TCACGGCATCCCGAGCTTGGCAGCCGCCCACTTCCAAAGGATCACCAACCCACCGCCTAGCGAGGCTGCAATGACGCCCAGCAGCATCTGCATACCAACGAAGCGCTCGCGCCACTTCTTGATATCGGAGATGACTGGGCCGGCCTCGTCCATCTGTTTTTTCAGGTCGGCAATCTCGCGACGGCTTCCCGCTGCCTCTGTCCGCATGTGCTCCAGCTCGGAATAGATCCGGTCCCGGTATTCCTTGCTGTCATCCGAGCTTTTCTCGAATGCGGTCACCAGCATGTCTAGCTTCGTTTCCAACCGTCCAATCACCCTGTCGTAGCTTGCCGTTGTCATGCTGGTTCCCCTCGGGCAAGCAGATCGCAAACGGCCCGGGAAGGCACAACGAAGCCGTACCCGACGAGCGAATGAGAGAAACCCATCGGAGCGCCCATAACTCCGACCGTAATGCCTATCAGCCGGCCGTCAGCATCGAAGACCGGCCCGCCAGATTGGCCCATGACAGTCGTGATGTCCGTGACGAATACAGACTTCCACGGACCAAGCGCGCGGGGCTCGCCGGCAATGCGTCCGAAGGCTGCCGCAAACTCGACGTTCAGAGGGTTGCCATATGAGGTGATGAAGTCTCCTGCCTGCGCAACGCGGCAATCGAGGGCGGCGGCGTCCATGTTCCCATCTTGGGAACGCAGGAGCGCAATGTCGTATTCGGTGTTGGCCCAGAGGACTGCAGCCTGGCGTGTCTTGCCGTCCTTGGTCTTCAGCGTGGCCGTCTTGGCGTCTTTGACGACATGCGCGGCAGTCAAAATGTACCCGTTGCCAATGTGGACTCCTGAGCCGTGACCGCCCTCCAGCGTGATTTTGACGAGCGTCGTTTCCGTCTTCAGATAATCCGGGGCGGCGAAACGTGCGATGGCTTCTGGCGTCGAGAACAGCCAGCCGAGGAGCAGGAGGAACAGCGCAATGATCGCGCCGAGATAAAAGGCGAACTCCTTATTCATCTGCGCAGTCCTTTCAATATCTGCTCCCCAGCGCGGCCGATGAAGAGCGAGCCAATGATTGCCCCGATCCAGGGATCAAGGGACGGCGGGAGGGCGGCAATCGCCCATTCTTGGGGAAAGGCACAGGAGCGGCACCAAAGCACGCTGTAGACGCACACAGAGGCGAACCAGAAGCCTACCGGGATGTAGAAGAGGAGCGGCGCCCAGCCCCAGCGAGACGTTTGCACGCGGGCAAGTTGCTCGACGTAGGCGGCGACCGTCTTATTGCGGATCTCCTCGCGGGCGGTCTCGTTGTCGACCTTCCGGTCAACGGTATCGAGGATGCGATCGAGCGGGCCAGAGAGGAACGAGAACAGGAGCCGCCACATCACTCGCGCTCCTTTGCGTAGTCACGCAGACGACGGCGGCGCTTGGTCGCAATCGGGGTGCTGGCATTGAAGCGGCCGACCAGTGCAATGATGCCGGCGAGCATCGTTCCGAGCTGCGTCCCGAGGTCGTAGATGTTCCCGGAGAACTCGCCCGTTTCCAGATCAACATTCAGCGCGAGACCGGAGGAGGAAAGGAGGACGGCCAGAATGCCGCCCCACATCCCGGTGCTTAAATACCAGGGCTTCATAATTAACGCCTCTTAAATAGCGAGAAGAGCGCTGCGAGGATGCGGGCCAGCCAATTGGTGGGCGAGTTGCTGCCGGTTGGCGGCTTCGGGTCGGGAAGGCCTGATGTCTTCGCGTTCAGGAACTGGTCGCGTTCTGCCTTGCGGCGGTTGGTGAGGCCCTTCAGCGCCTTCTTCTTGCCGCCTACGGTGATCTTGTCCCAGACGAGGAACTGGTTTGCGGCGGCGGAGCGGTTGCCCTTGTTCAGCTCCTTGACGAGAGTGGAACGCTGAAAGGCGCCTGGCCCGATGTTGAAGGCGAGCGATACTAGCGCGTCGAATTCCCCCTGGCTGAGGGGAACCTTGACCGACGATGCGACCGCCTTTTCGAACAGGGCGAGGTCGCGAGACAGGATTTCGTCAGCCTGCGCCGCAGTGATCTTCATTCCCTTGTAGACGGTGGGAGCGCCGGCCGCGCTTGTGTGACCGACTCCGATTGTAAGAATGCCCGCGCTGTCCGGGTAGGCAGACAGCACAACTCCTTCGCGCTGCTTTATTGCAGCACGCCCTTCGGCGCTGGTTTTCATGGGATTTCCCTGAGTTATACGGGGTTGGCAGGAAGGTATAATGCCGCGTCAGTCGTAGCGTAGGACGGATGCAAGCTGCTGGATCAGCTCGATAATCTCGGCCTTGGAGATGTCCTTCACCTTGTATTCGCCGTTCATCAGTTCGCGCTTGATGGTCTTGTCTTCGTTGAGGGTAACTCTCACATGGTATCCTTGCATTATCGTCATATCCTTTATGTAGCTCAGCCCGAGACCATCTCTGGTGTCAGAGTGATCCGGCCGACCTCACCAAATTTTTTGTGGTAGCTGATGACCTTGGCGCTACGGCCAGACATCCAATTCGACCCGTACGCGTCAGGCGCGGCGAGCGTTTCGTGCTGCTCTACCTTCATCAGGTCCGTTGTCTTCAACTCGTCGCAATGCTTGTGGCCTGTGTGGGCGTAGCTGAAATTCGTGCGCCCGTAGAGCTTGCGGAACTTGCCGACGAGGATGGAGTCTACGTTCTTGACGCCGCGCCTGTGGCCGTGGTGGTAAAATAGCGATACATCGCCGTGTTCGATGAACGAATAGGTGCCGGGATTGGTGTCCACCGTCACGCGCGGCTCATTCTCGTAGAACGCCGACAGCATCTCGCGCAGCCACACTCCACCAGCGGGGTCGTGGTTGGCATCGCACATCAGGACATCAACCTGCTCGTGCTTTTCGAGAAGCATGTCGATCACGGTACGAACGATGCGGATAGCCGCCCGGACCATCTTCGGATACCGCGAGTCACTGTCTAGCTGGTGCCCATGCTCTGGCGTGATGCTCTTGAACGAGTCGTAGTGCAGGAAGTCGCCGAGCTGCGCAAAAATGGCTCGTTTGGCGGGCGGTGATTGCGAGATAGCGGCGGTGAACCAATCAATGATCAGCCGTTCCGAAATGCGGGTATCGTAATCACTCCCGCCGGTCTCCTCGCCCCACGCCAGGCCCCCAAGGTGGTGGTCCGTAATCGTGTACTGGTTAAGCAGGTGTTCAATGGTGTGCTTAGGTGCGGCGGTTGGGGCCGCCCGGGGTAGCTCGTCCTTGAACGCATCGAGGGCCGCCCGCATGGCCTCCTCACGCTGGCCTATGTCTTCCTGCGTCTTGACCCAGCTTGCTATTGTTCTTCCATCCGCCCCGACGAAGGAGGAAACACCCTTGACGCGGTGGCCCTCGGGGACTTCAAAGACTCCGCCCTTCTCTGGGCGCTGCTCGATCGTAGTACCGCGCGGCCCAGTTTGGAGACGTGTAACCTCGAACCCAGGCATGGTCGGAACGGCTGGGGGAAGGAAGCCCCGGCGGCTCGCGATCACTAGCCTGTCTTTCAGGGTTGAAGCCGCCATCCCAAGAGCGTCGGCAGCAGCCTGCTTGTTACCGCCCGCTGCTTGACATGCAGAGACGGCCTCACGCAACTGTTCGTCGCTGAGGGCCATAAGATACCTCGCTATGTGTGGGGGAGATAAAAGAAAAGCGGCCTCTAAGGACCGCTGTGGCACCCAGCCGAAACGCGGGTGGACGATACATTATTGATACTTACGCAACCGGGCATAGTCAACGCAACCGGAGAGATTACCCCCCGATAATCATGGGGCGATGAACTGGTATTTGCATACAGTTTGCTCGGTGCTATTGGCTATGCTCAAAGGGTCACCCACCAAGTCATAGTCCGCCGGAACATTCTGGAGCTCGCCTACAGTGTAGGACAAGATCCCCCAGTCTTCGTCAATCGCCTTTTGCACCATCCTGTCGCGGAATGAGTGAAAGGTCTCGCCTTCGGCTGACGTTTCTTCGCCTACTGCATCAGTCATATCGTTACCTCGTCGGGTTGCGTGGGCCGTCAGGCGTTATCGGAGAAATTAAACTGTTCGTATTGGATCACTCCCGATACCAGCCTAGCTTTCAAAACGATAAAGTCTCGTGTTGAGCTGAGGACACGGTCGGCGCCGGTGAAAATGTTCCCTGTCCCGTTTTTCACTGTGACATCGCGGGAGGATGTCCATGTGGTCAAAGTGATGATGTCGCCGTTCTGCGCCTCTGCATTCGTTATCGTGTCCAGGTCATCTGTCGCTGCCGCGGCCTCAGTGTCGATAAGATACCCCGAGGACGCCCTACCGCTAATCGTAAGGACGCCGCCTGATATGACGTTCTGTGCCGGGTCGCTGCGCAGGTTGAGGCGCCCGCCGAATAGGGCGGGTAGCCCTCCGAATGCATCACCGGCGTAGTACGTGAACCCGCCGCCTTTGGGCTGCCGTCCCAATCCTCGGACTGAGGCCCTGTTAGTGACAACGTCGTTGCGGAAGTCATGCATCCCATTCCTGTCGGCGAGGAATATGATAGTTTGGTACAGGTTCACGATCCGGTTCAACGACGGGATCGCGCCGGTTCGCTCTTCCATGCCGTAGATCAAGTGCACCTTGTCGTCATGTATCATGACGGCGCCAACCCCAACGGCCGATGCGCCGCCCGTCTCCCGGTGCGGGAGGGTGCCTATCCTGTAAATCTTCTTGGTGGAGCTCGACCAGGCGTTACCCGCGATAACAGGAAAGTCTAAGTAGAACGCGGATGTTAGCTCGTCGCTCGCGGCCCCTTCAAGCGTGCCATTCCGGTAGGAGCCGAATGCGTGAATCCTTCCATCTCTGATCTCAAACGGAATAGGGCTATCAGACATTCCGTTAGTGCCGAACGTGCCGGACGGGGCAGTATAAAGTGATATTGTCGTCAGGTCGTCAACGCCTGAATGCCAGTAGCGCGGGTTCTGCCCGTCCGTGCCATTTCTGATGAAACCGTAGTAGCGCTGCGTTGCTGCGTCATACCGGATTGTAGGCTCTTCGAATGAAGAACTCGCCCCAAGAATATACGAGGTCCAGGTTGCCCCGCTATCCGTAGAGCGGGCGGCTGCGGCCCCTTCGCCGTATGAGGTGCCCACAACGATTGAGCCACCGTGGCCGGTCGTAAAATCGATCACCATGACCGGCTGTCCGGTGAACCCAACAGGCGTCGGGAACGTGATGGCCGTGACCGTCCAGGCCGTAGTGTTCAAGTCTCCGGACGTGTCAGCCGTCACCGTGCGGTGCCAGCGTTCATAGGTGTAGGGAGGGACATCCGTGGAGCCGGCCGGGACGCGCACGATCAGGTATTCCGTGGTTCCAGAATAGCCGGCAGACCAAAGCGTGCGGCCGGAGGCGGCCAAGTCAAGATACTCGCCGGGAGAATAAGTTGACCCGCCGTCATCTGACGTGAAGCATAGAATTCGTCCCGTCCCGTCCGCGTGGCTTTCTTTCTCCATCGCCCAAACGCGGAGGCTGTCACCCAGCGGATAGCTCTTCACCTCGGCCCAGCCGGTGTAGAGAAAATTGTTTGTGATCTTCGCAGTGTCAGTGCGCAAGAAGTCACGGCTGATATATGTGACGCTCCCAACATTGAACGCCGCGTTTTTGATGAGCAGAAAACTACTAGGCACAGACGTGACTTTATAGGTGCGCCCAAACCCATCGATCTTGACGTTGAGCGCGAGAGCACCGGTAATTGCCGCGCTGTCATCGGTCGTTCCGTCACCGACCGCCCCAAACCAGAAGGGGTCTAGTTCATCGTTGAAGACTCGCACCCAAGCGCCAGCAGAAGACGCTATGGCCGTAGCCTTGATATAAACCCCCTCTTGCGTGTCGGCCGTGATACGCGCCGAGAAGTCGCCGGAGGCGAACTTAAATGTCCCCTCACGGCCGGACTCTCCGAGATACGCCAAAACATATTTCGTCGTATCCAGCGCCTTCAACCCGGCCCTGGAGAACACGACCTGCTGCAATGGGCGCGTGTACCCGGAGAGCTGCGCCATCATGGTCCGCATTGCGCCATCGAAGCCAGAGACAAATCCAGCCCCGGTGATGTTTATGCCGGCAATGTCGGTGTTTGTTTGAAGGGTCAGTATCCCAATCGGTGACGCTGTCTTTGGTCATCTATCTCTTCTCTTGAAACGGAGGGCGCGCGCCGTCATCCCCGGCAGCGCCAGGGCCGCAGGGCTTGGGGATCGGCAGGGCTAATGAGGACGGAGGCTAGAGGCTGAGGGCTTGCGGCCAGAGGGCGTCGATCTGCTCGTCGGATAGGCCAAGCACGCCGCCTACCAGGGGGATAAGCGGGTGCGTGCGTTCAAAGCTCGACGCATACCCCCACTCGATCAGGGCGGTTTCCTTTTCGGTGCCGTCCGGCATGGCCTCGATCGCCGCAGTCACCTGGGCCGGTGTGAGGCCCGCCCGGACGAGGCCGAGGCGGAATTGACGCGCCGTGATGGGGGGCATGGCAGCGCGGGCCTCTTCTGGCGTCGGCACGGGCGGTGGCACATAGGGGGCGATGGGGAAGTCTGGGTTTTCGGCCAACCAATCGCGGATCTTCGGGTTTAGGCCGAATACGCCCTCTGGGCGCGAGAGGTATGCCGACACGTCACGAGAGCCGGATGCATCCGTCGCATCGACCATAACCTCATAAATCCCGACCGTGTCGGTTGCGGCAACCGACAGGACATTGTGAAGAATGAATTCGCTCATTAGGCGGTCCTCTGATAGAGAGCATACGCGTCTGCGTCGACGGTCCGCCCGCGCTGGCGCCAGGTCCCAGTAAGCGCGCTCCCAGGCACACCATCGGCGACGTTTGCTGTGAAACTGGTGTTCGTCCCTACACGCAGGTAAATCGTTGCCGAGCCTGCCCTGTTGGCCGTACTGCCACGGGCGGCGACAACGGTGCCTATCGGGAAGTCAGCGTTTGTGTTGTCGCTGCCCGTGTAAACCAAGCCCGTGAAGTCGAGGACGGCGAGGGCGCCGAGACCGAGGTTGGTCCGTGTCGTGGCAGCGCCCGTACCGGAGAACGAAACCGCCATATTGGATGGCAAACGAATACCAGATGCCGTGATGTCAGCGACCGCCGAACCGGAATAGGTGAAGCGGATTGCATCGGATACACGGTAAATGCCAATCGAAGAGCCGAAGCTAACGGTTGGTGAGGCCGCTGAGCCCGAAACCGCGCCGTTGCCGACCGTAAGCGAACCGCCAGCCAGGAAGTCTCCGTTAATGGTAAAGCCACCCGTCGAGGTGATCCGGGCTTGCGTTGTGCCGGAACTGGAGCCGTAAGTCCCTCCGTTGCCGAACAGAAGGTCACCCGTCGACTCCTGCACGTAGGACGACCAGGTGTGGGTCGTCGCCTCCAAGAACAGGCGGCCTGAACTCGTGTCCGACGGCTTTATTCTCACCCCAAATGCGCCGCTGCTGGCTGGGTCAACAACTATCTCTGTAAATGTTTGCGTCGCCGACCAGGTGTTGACCCCGTTCATGAACGGCACATTGGCCCCGGAGGTGGAGCCGATTGTGAAGCTGGCGTCCGGCAACGTTACAACGCGCGTCGAGGCGGTCGAAATACTGCCAGCATCGAAACGGAAACGTTTGGTCGAGTCAGCCGGGTCGCAGTATGTCCAGGTATCGTTTATTGGTTGGGCGCCGGCGTTGACATCGGCGATCTGCCCCATAATGGTTCGGAACGCGTTGTCAAAATTCGACGGCAAATTCGTACCCTGGATGCCAATCCCTGCGATGTCGGTATTGTTCGCCGCAGTTGCGTCCCAATCCCGGACTGAGTTTTTCGCCATTTTAGTTTACCTCTCTACCAAAGGCCGCCGGTACCGCTGCGAACGGCGCGGTCGAATTGTCTTGAATCCCTCTGGACCGAACGGCCATAATCCGTCATGCGGCCGTCGCCCTTTGGGGTGTTCTTCGGCTTGTCTGGGAAGCCATCCTTGCGTGTGACGGCGCCGAGAGCTGAGGGGGCGAGCAGGCCACCAGCGATGGCGCCTACGGGGCCGAGAAGCATGCCGCCGAGGATGCCTCCACCGATGCGGGTCAGCGCACCTTTGGCTAGATTGCCGGCCTGGGCCATGCGGTTCGGGCCCATCGCGTCCAAGTTCATCTGTTGCTGCCGGACCATCTCGTATTCGGCGGGCGAGAGAAGGCCGCCTTGCGGGGCGTTGTACTGGGGCTGCGCGATCTGCTGGGGCTGCGCGATCTGGCTAGGCTGCGTCGGTCCGGGAACGTCTACCTGCGGGGTCGGGCCCTGGACCTGTGACGGCTGCACGGCTGCTGCACCAACGGGAGGCAGATCGGAGAGTGTTATGTCGCCTTGCGGCGCCTGCTGCACCGGGTGAAGCTGCGGGCTGAATTCCGCCACGTCCTGAGCCAACAGGCCCATATTGCGGGCGATAGCCTGCCCCTGCCCGTAAGCGGCGTACTGCTCGGCCAAGGACATCTTGGGAGCGGCTGTCTCGGCGAAGGGGTTGACGCCGCCAACGCGCACATTCGTCCCGAGATCCGCAAAAGCCGTGGCGCTGCTCGGAACCACGCCGGCTTGCGCCGTGCCAGATGCGGTGACGGACGGAGAGGCTACCGCCGGCAGGTCTTGCCGTTCAACGCGCGTGGGAGTGGCTGGATCGATCGCCGCGAGGATGCCGCCCACGCCTTGCGCCTGTAGCAGGCCATTGCGCGGCGTGGGGCGCGGAACAAAGCTCCCTGGCATGGACTCGGCCGAAAGAGTGTAATCTCCGACTGGCTTTGTGCCGGGGGCGTTGCCGTGGTAGTGCACGCTTTTCCCAACGCCAAGCTTCTCTGCCCCCGCGCTGATCATGTCGCCAATCCATCCAAGGTTAGACTTGGACGAAACGTGAGGGTTGGCGTAGTTCAGCGCGCCGCCGATCGTCGGAGGAGCACCGGCCGCCCGCGCCGCCACATGATCCATGACGAGGCTCTTGACCTCGGCCGGCGCCCTGGGTGCCTTCTGCACGGACCCGTAGGGATTACGCGAACTGGGGCCGGTGATTTTGGAGAACTGCCGCCTCTGATTGAGAACGCCAGTCGCCGTGCTAGGGAATTGCCCCGAGGCCATACGGTTCGTGACGGTATCCACGACCGCGCGAACCATGCGGTTATATTCGGCAGGATTTCGCCTTGCGATTGAGCGCGGCACTTCCGTGTCGACTACTCTTGAGATATAATCAACATCGCGCTGCGTCAGGTGGACGTTCGCCATTTACTACCCCGAGGAAAATATGAGGTTTCTGATCTTCGCGGCGCTATTCGCCGTATCCGCACATGCAGGTGAGCCTCTTGGCCCCTCAGGGCTTCAGAGCGCAGAACCTTTCAAATTGACGAGTGAGTACGAGGCTGATTTCAGAGCCTCGACCAAGTGCAAGGGCGCTCCGGATGGGTCCACCGTCCGAGAGGGCAAGAGCGCTGTTTATGTTGAGAAGAACGGCTCGGTAGAGGTTCTACTTGACGAATACGCCCGCCGCTTCGCTACCGACTACTGTTGGATATGAATTGCTGCGGCACCTTCTCAGGCTAAAGCCACTCAGGCCTATTCATCTGGCCTTCTGGACCTGCGGGCTGATTTTCTTCACGCCGCTCGTTGCCCTGTTCTGGCTGTGCTGGCACGCTACGCACCCCAGATATCGCCTGGGTGATCTGTTTAGCGAGGGCAGGCGTTCCCGCTTCCGCCGCAAGCTCGATACCGAGGACTTCCGCGCGGGCCTTGAGTAGCGCCGAGGTCTTCACGCTCGGGTTCACGACTGCCTGTTCGTAAGCCTTCGCCCAGTTTGCCAGCTTCCGAGCGGCTACAGGTTTTGCCAGCACGCTAGACAGGACACGGCTTCCAGCAATGCTCCCGAGGGTCGTCATGGGGGCTGCAACAGCCGCATAAGCGCCTGCACCCGTCAAGGCTGACTGTGCCGTTCCCGAAGGGTTGGCGAATTGATTAAGCTGTTTGAAGCGGCGGGAGACGGTCGCCAGATCATCCAAGGATGCGGCCAGGTCATTCTTGCCCGTCGTTCTGAAGAGCATGTGCTTGCCGGTCTTTGACATCTTCCCGTAGGAGGTAAGGAACCGATCGGGAGAGAACTTGCCGTCTGCGTCCCGGCCCATCTTGGAAATGACGGCCGACGAGATTTCATCCCATGCCTCTTTGCCGACTGCGCCGCGGACCTTCATCAATCCGCTTTGGTCGGCGCGCGAGGTGGAGCCGGCCATAGCCTCGATCTTGGAGAAGAGCCCTTCGTCGGAAGTCTGCTTCCCGAGGATCTTCTGCAGGTCGGAGCGCTCGGCGAATTTCTTGGCTGCGAAGGTGTTGGCCTTCTCGAACGCCGCCAGAGCTTCATCGCCGCCAGAGCGTTGAACCGCGTTGCGAAGATCATCGGTCAAGGCCCCGTAGATGCTCTTGATTTCCTTCGCCGACATACCCGAAGCCGCAATCTTGGCCGGATCATCAACGAATTCACCGATTGCCGTGCGGAGGTTCTTGATGCCCTCGTAATTCAGGCCGTCCTTCTCCTCGATCGCGCGACGGACGAGCCGAACAGCCGCACTATTCCCGGCGATCTTCGCGTTCTCACGACGTGCCAAAATGTCGCCCGCAACGCGCGCTGTCTCAGACAGGGGAGTAACAACATTGGGCGCGACTAGCTTGTCAACGGCATCGTAACGGGTGCCGACTTTGCCCGGTATGGCCTCTTTCGCGTGGGTGGTGATCCCCTCACGAGCAGCGGACCCGGCACTTGCGACACTGCCCGATCCATAACCCTGCTGAACACGCAAAGCCGCATCGTCCAGTTGGGAAATCGCTGTCTCGGAAGCCTTGCGGAGCGGTGTTCCGCCAACGGGAACATTCGTCAGGGTCTTTCCGACCTGCTGGATAGCCACGCGGTCAGAAGTAGCAGCGCGAGGCATGTCCACTCCAAGACGCTGTGCAGCCTCGGCCACCTGCACGCCTTCCGGTTTCGGACGCGTGACAGTCTTCGTTGCTCCAGCCAGACGAGAAGCCGGAGAAGCAGGCGACATCCAAAGGGCAGCATTCAACCCCTCCCCGATGGCGTCAGGGGTGATGTTGCCGTCTGCGTCAGTCACCTGCAGGTCGCCGGTATAGGCTCTGTATGGGGCGGTGATGGCCTGTGCGCCGCTTTCCGCTGCACCAACCAGAAGACCGGGGACAGCAGGAGCAAGAGCACCTGTAGCGGCGTTCTTGGCGATTGGAAGGATGGTTGCCCGCTCCCATTGGTTTTCCTGCTCGGGAAGCCGCTGCGTCATGCCCGACAGCTCAGAGCGCAAATCCTGCGATACTTGGCCTTCCGGCCCAGACGGCGCCGCCTGCGGCACGACTTCGGGGAACTTGGACGCGATGAGGCTGCGGATCTGCTCGGCCGGCATATCGTCAGGAAAGCGAACCTGCGCGCCATCTGGCATGCGGACTACCGGCATATTATCGCCTCACTGCTTGAAGTAGTCGGAATAGTCGACAACGCCGCCGGGAGGTTGCGCTTGGGCCGGGCCGGTAGAGAGTTGGCCAGTCCTAGCTCCTATGGCGCCGGCTTTCGTGGCTTCAAGGTCTCTTTCGAGCCCTTCGAGCTTCTTGATCTGCGTGTCTATGCTGTCGGTTGGCGAAATCTGGTAGCGCTTGGCTACGTTTTCGGCTTCGGCCTGCGCCATGCCCGCACCCGTCAGGTTACGGACAAGAGCTTCCTTGCCGGTCTCGATACGGCGCCAGATCTCCGCGGGGGTTCCAACACCGGCCGCGAGCTGTCCACGCTCGATCACGCTGTCAATCGCGCCGGATTTGACATCACTCTTGATCTGCGGGAGTTCAGTCAGGAATTGGTCCCCGAGACCGATACGCGCGCCCATTTCGGCCGGGAGCTGAACGCCTGTGTTGACGTTCGTCGCGCCGGCCTTGCGCAGGCTTGTCTGGTAGTCGGTAAACGAGCCTTGGAAGCCCTGCGACTTGGCGTATTCGTATTCGCGCATGTCGTCGGTAGGCTGCGGCCCTTTGGGAGGGTCGCTGAAGTCGGCCAAGACCTGATAGGTGCTTGGATCGACCAGACGACCGTTCACCTCAAGCGGAGACTTCGGCTTTTCCGCCTCTAGCTTGTGCTGATAGGCCATTTTCCAGGCATCGCCCGCGGAAAGCGAACCAGACTTCACCGCGTCGGCCAGGTCTGGATACGATTTCTCAAGGAACTGGACGGTCTTGTTGACCATCTTTCCCATCTGCCGGTCATTGGAGAAGTTCATGGCAGCGCCCGCCAACTGCTCCTGCGCGTTCTTGCCGCCAAGCAGCCCGAGGCCCACGCCCATGAGCGTGTCGGCGTTACTGTAGGGGGTGCCGTTGCCAGACATCCAGGAGGGGAGTTGAAACGCCATTTTTAGCTCCTTCAGCCGAACATGCTACCGAGCAGGCCGGCACCTGTCGCGCCATACCCAAGCGCAGTCAAGAATGGATTTTGACCAGGAGCCGACTGTGTCTGCGTGCCGCCCAACTGGCCGGCGCCGCTAGCAACACCGTTAAGCCTTGCGATTTGGTCCCATGGCGCCTGGTTCTTCTCATTGAAGATGCGCAGCTTGTCGTTCATCTGACGGGTAGCCAGATCTTCATTCATCGCGCCGAGCTGCATCATGGTCTGCCCCGGCTGCTGGAGGCCTTGATAGGCGTCGTCAAGGTTGGCAAAGCCCTGCTGGCCCATGCCGAACATGCTGTTATTGGCGTTCTGCTGCGTGCTGACGCCGGCCTGGCCCATGTTAAACAGGTTGTTGTTGGCCGTATCCCTGCGCTGCTGCCAGTTGTTGTATTCCTGCCCGACCATGCGGCTTGTCAGATCGCCGACTTGGCTTGCAAGGTTGCCCTGGTGGACAGCGCCCCCATATCGGCCAGCACCGCCAGCACTCATGTTGACGGAGTCGCGTGCGGCCCCCTGAGCTTGGTTCAGTACCTGCTGGAAGGCGGGATTGGCGTTCAGATCGAACGAGGAGTTGGCCGTGTTCTGCGTATTAGCCAGGGCCGCACTCTGGTAGGAGTTGTACGGGTTCTTGGCGAGCCCCGACATGCCGTCCATGGCCTCGCGCTGAGCGCCACTCAGACCGCCATGGTTGATGATGTCCTGGTACTGGCCAGACGTGCCCGCACCGCCCATATTGCTCTGAGCTGCGCTTTGCATGCCACTCATGCCCTGTTTCGTGAGCGGATCCCAGCCGATGACCGTGGACCCGGTATAGACGGATTTCTGGCCAGTCGGATCGGCCTTAAACAGCTTGTTCGCCTGGTTAATGCCGGTTTTCAGCGCGCCTTGCGCTGGGCCCCATGGGGCGCTTGATGTGGACGTGGTCGTTTTGTTACCGCCACCGCCGAAGAGACCGCTTAGCCAACCCATGAAGGTAGCCTCCGTTTATCGCATTGGGCTTAAGGGATACATTTCCATCGAAATCAGGGTGACGCGGACGTTTAGAGCGCCGATTGCCTTGATTTTATCGCCGGCCCGTAGACGGATCGGCATGTCTGAGATAAGCTCAGTGGTTTTTGTAGCAACAGACTTCGTCCATATCAGGTAGTCCGTCGTAGTCGCGGCCTCGTACCAGTAGAGCGAGCAATCAACCGCCCCCCCCGTTGGATTGGCGAAGGCGAAGGACGAGACGATGGTCGGCATGTTGCCGGTTGCCGTCCCCACGTCTGTCAGTGTCGTGTCCGCCAAGTTGAGCGTGACGGGCTGTAAGAGGTTTCCGGCGTAATTTCCCTGAACGCTCATTGGCCACCACTCGGTTGTGCATTGACATTGACGGCGCTAGCGATGGTCCAGGTTGCCGCCGCCGGGATGTTGAGGCGGAACTGATGCAGACGACCGTCCGACCGGAATGGAACGAGGCCGGTGCGGCTATTCGCGGTATTTGCTGTGGACCATGTGACAGGACCGCCGTGGAAGGCCCGTACGCCGTCCTGAAGTGTAAACTCTGTCGCATCCGTAATGACGCGTGCGCCGCTGGCGAAAGAGCGTGACAGGCTGTCGATCTCGACCTCTGCCGTGTCGATGGTCGCCGCAAGGTTCACGCCTGTGAAATAGGCCAGCTCGTTATCCGCCGTGAACGTCGCGAAGGTCGGACGGCCACCAGAGAAGATGCGGCTATCGTAGGGCTCGTTTACCGCGTCGATATTGGCGTAGAAGGCGTCCAGTCCATCCCAGGTGACACCGGGCGTAGCAAGCGCGACCATTTCGCCAACCTGTAGGTCGGTGGTGCACCAGCGATCAAGCTGCCAATCGTAGCCGATGCGATTATAATTGCCGTTCGGAACGCGGTATCTCCACCAGACGATCTTTTCGAACGGATCAGCCACGCCCTGCACGTCGGCGAGGTACGTCTGATCGACCTGATCGAGGAACCAGCGGTCCACGCGCTCTGCCCCGATGGGCTGGCGTTCGACACCGCCGAAGAAACCATCCTCCGAGAGGTAGAAGAACCGGCCTGGGCCGATAGAGACGATCGACCGGGGGGCCAGCGTGCCCTGCTTCGGGTTGAGCACGGTTCGTGTGAATGTGAAGCCGGAGGACGGGGCGAAGGGGAAATACTGCATGCCCTGGCGCTGGATGACGGTAAAGCCGCCCTGTTCGCCGAAGCCGCCCATGACCTCATCACCCTCAGGCAGCACCTGAAGGTCCGAGCCGCTCTTGCCGATGGTCCAGTGCTCGATATCGTTCAGGCCGCACCAGCGGACCGTCTTCTCGCCGCTGGCGCCATCTAGATAGCCGAGGACGAGGAAGTCGCCCGACACCCACGAGTATTTCGCGCGCGGGGGGGACCCGGCCAGCGTGGAGCAGACGCCACCGCTTCCGACATCGTAAACCTGGATGAGATCGTTCAGGTTGTGGATGACCAGCTGGTCGCCGTAGCGCGTCATCGTCCAGCTATCGTTCAGAGGCACATTGTAGGGGCCAGCCGGGCCGTTGATGTTCGTCCATGTGAAATCGGTGGCGTTCAGCCGGAAGAGATTGTTTCTCGTGCCGGCGATAATTTCGTATTGACCCGATGCCGTTTTGACGAAGGTCGCACCCAGGCACTCGTCGCCGAGAGACTCGGAGATGGGATTGGCGCTAGGCATCGGCCCCCAGCCGTCAGCGACGGGCAGGGCGTTAACCACGTTGTTACTGCTGCCGATGTCGTAAACGCTCTTATCGGGCGCGAAGACCGGGAATGGGATGATCACGGCGTCACCCCCTGGACCCGCGTACCGGCCTTGGCAAGGTTCGCTAGGGTGTCGGATGAGTTCAGCCCGTCGATGAACGCGGTTACCAGTGCGGCCGAGCGGCTGAACAGGTCGTTGTCCTTGGTGAACATCGCCAGCTGCATCAGGCCGGCGTGCAGGTAAAGGTTCGGCTGCTTCGTCAGGAGCCAGTTGGTCGGGGCTGCATCCGAAAGGTTCGGGATCGCCTGGTAATAGGTGAGCTCGATATTGTTCGAAGATAGCGGGAACATGTAGAGGCTCGATCCAATGATGGTGAAATCGCTGGAGAGCCCACTTGCGCGATCGGAGTATTCCTGATCCGCATAGGTCGGGGTGACGTATTGAAGATCACGCCGACGCGACGCCAGTTCGACAACCCGCCGGTACTGCAGATAATCGTCAGGGAGCGTGCAGACGCCGCCTGTCGGGACAAGGCTGGCGATCGCCATCATCTCGCGCAGGCGCAAAGGGCTGACGCCACCCTGCCCCTGGTTGAACATGGCCGTAGAGAACTCGATAAACGACGGGAGGAAGCTTGTCAGGTCGCTACGCGCAGACCAGTCCGCAAGCGCCGTCTGCAGCTCGGTATAGTTCATTAGAACTTCCCTTCATGGGTGCGGAAAGCGCGGTTGTCGCCGTCATTGAGCCAGCGCGAGAGGTATTTCTGGTCGCGCTGCCGGTTTGCTTCTTCGAGGCCCGAGTTGTAGACGGTATCGAGCGGGATGGAGGCCACCCGCACCCAGTCGCCAAAGTTCCGGGCCTGCGTCTCGTTGCGAATGGCGGCGTTCTGGTCAATGATCTGGTCAACAGGGGTGTCGACGCGGAAGGTCATCCGGCCGTCAGCCTCATGCTTTACCCACACGCTGCGCCCCGTCGCGAAGTCGTGATCGAATAGGGTGAAGTCACCATCACGGATCTCAGTCATCGAGCGCAATCTTTGCCTTGCCGAGGTTCACGACTTGAGCCGCTTCCTTCTCGGGCAGGGAAACAACAGTTCCAGCGGGGATGCGCGCGCCGTCTGCGCCCCAATAGTCGAATTCGAGGCGGATCTTGATTTGCTTTGCCGGGGCCATTCCAATCTCCAAAAAGAAAAAGGGGCCAGCGATTGCCAGCCCCTTGCAGGTTTCGATGATGAAGACCGATCAGGTGGAAGCGGTCAGACCGAAGATGTCGGCAACAACGCCGTGAGCAGCTTCGTTGAGCACTTCAAGCGTGCCTTCGCCGATGATCATGCCCTTCACGGCGTCGCCGGTCTTGGCAAGGTTCGGGTCTTCCTGGATGGCGCGGAGATTGCCCCACTTGAGGAAATCAGGCGTCAGGAGGAAGGCATTACGGGCAACGCCGGCCGAGGAGGCCATGACGCGGTTCGGCTTGACCATGACCTTGCCGAACGGGCCTTCGTAGACATCGGCCGTGCCAACAATCGTATTCTTGCCCTTGCCGTCAGCAGCGTAGCGGAAGGCCGCAACGTTGGCGTCAGACATGAAGGAAACGAACACGCTCTTGACGTAGGGCGATACGATGACATCCGAGAAGTCAGCGCCGCTCTGGTAGCCAGCCTGCATGACGGTATCAAGCAGAGCCTTGGTGAACGCGCGCTGCGTGCCGTTGGTCGCCGCGACAGTCAGGCCAGTGCCCGAGCTGTAGCCGCCGTTGGCGCCGGTAGCACCGCGGGAGACGTTCGTGGTGAGCCAGGACGGCAGTCCACCGAGGACGCGGGTTGCGCCGCCGACAGATGCAGTGTTGGAGACGATCGACAGTTCCATGTCCTTGCGGACGTGAATGGCGGACTTCACCTTCTGCTCGGCGATCTTTTCGACGCTGCCTGCGTTGTCGATGGCTTCCTGCGTCTTGGAGACAACCCAACCTTCGCGGAAGATCTGCGTGCGGTTGGATACGCGCGTCGGCACAGTGATGGACGAGTATGCGTATTCGTCGCCTTCGAGCTGGGCGTTAGCGGCAGGGGCGCGGAGAGTGTCGATTTCCCACTCGGGGCGGGTGTTCGTGCACTTCGTCTTGCCGATCATGGAGTAGATCGGGGTATCCTGCGGGGTGATGCGGGATACGATGTCCGAGAGGTCTTCCCGGTTGCCGACCGCGGAGGTCGACTGGAAGGTGTTGGTTACGACGGCCATTGGAGTTTACCTTTTCTGAGTTGCGAGATAGGCGGCCACCCCGTCTTTGAGGGAGCCAGACGATTTCAAACGGGTCATCGCAGCTTCAGCATCCCGGCCCCGCTGTTCACGCGGCGCAAGGCGTTTGCTTCCGGTCTGGACCGGAGGCTTGTCGGCAATTTTCTTGGGAACGACGTTCTTGGCGGACGCCTGAAGTCCCTTGAGTTTTCCAAGGTCGCGAAGGACGAGGATCAAACGATGGTCTGGAACTGCTTCCAGATCCTGCTGACTGATCCCGTATTCCGCCGCTGTAGACACGAGCGTATGGATGAAACCATCCCTCTGCTTCGGGTCGTTCAGCTCTGGGGCCTTGGAGCGGAGTGTGTCCCATTCCCGCGCAAACTGCTGCTGACGTTCTTGCTCGGCCAACTGCTGTTGCTGTTCGCGGACCTGGTGCGTCTCCTGTTGGATGCGCTGGTAGTCGGCCATTTCGGCGTCGTACCGTGCTCGCGCTTCGACGTAGCCCAGAGGATCAGTCTGGAGCATGTCGAGCGTCGGCTGTTGCGGCATCCTTGCCTGCATGACCTGAAGTGTCAGATCACGCGCGTTTGCCAACTGCTGTTCGTACTGCGATAGGTTGGCGCGGTATTCCTCGGTCTGCTTTGCCGTTTCGGCCAGCGCCTGGGTTTTCCGCGTATAGTCCGCCTCGCGAAGATTGCCTCGTTTGAGGTCAGCGATGGTGATGACGGTACCGTCTTCGAGCTTTACCTTGCCGTTGTCACTGACAAACCGGCCGGAGTCTGTCTCGTCGTCTCCGTCTTCCTCGCCTTCCTCGGCGTGATCTTCTTCCTGCGGCTCGCCGTCCTCTTTCTCTTCGTCAGAAGGCTCGGCCTCCACGTCTGCTTCCGGTTCTTCGGCTTCCGGGTCATCCTCGCGGACTTCATCCACCGATCCAGCGGCATACGCCTTGATAGCCTCGTCCAGAGACAAAGGGCTATCGCTTCCACCAATCCCTTCCGGGGTGTTGGTATCCATAAATTTCTCCGATTTTGCTGTGCCAGACCTTCCGGCGTCCTGGCGATTGGTGCGGCTAGGCTGCCGCGGTCCTCTTGGGGAGCTTCGAGGCGGTAATAACGGCCCTCAGCTTGCCTTCGAGCGAATCCAGCGCCCTAACCAGCGCCTGCTTGTCCCTGATCGCGTCCGTATCGGTAGCGGGAACAGAGATGAGTGCTTCAAGCGCCCCCTTGCGGAGTTCCGAAACAGCTTCCTTGAATACATCGTCATTCAGGAGCCGATCGGCCGCGAGCGCGCTTTCTTTGATATCCATCAGGCCACCATCAGGAGCATCATCATCTCGTCTTCCTCTTCGGCCTCGATCGCCTTGACGATTGCAAGCTGAATGGCGGCGTAGATCAGATGATCGTCCGGGTTATTCTCGATACGAGACATTGCCTTGTCGACCTGCCGGTAGACGACTGGCGGTATGTCTTCAACGAAGAGGCCGGCGAGACGAATGATCTCTTTCGCTACCTCGCGCTTGATCTTGCGGGTCTTGGCGCGCGGCAGTCTGATTTCCGACTTGATGACCTCTTCGATCTCGGCCAGTTCCGGTATCTCAGGAACGAAGGCTGGGAGCCTTACGGGTGCGTCGTCACCACGGCGAACCGTTTGGACTCCGCTATATGTCAGTGTTGCCGCAGAGCCCGTCAGCGTAATCGCGCGGCTGTCTGCCGTTGCGCCTACGGCTGGGGTGGCAAGTGTCGGCGTTCCGACTGGCATGTTAGGCGATCGTCAGAAGGGACGCGCCGAAGTCGAGTGTGAAAGTCTCCGTGTCCGCAACCGTGATGGACGAGCCGTAATCCCAGTAGCCTATCAAGGCATCAGCCGGGCTCGTCGTGGAGTCGTTGTAGAGCACCGCATAGCGGAACGGCCCGACAGAGCCACCAGAAGCCGTGAACACCTCGTCAGCGGCCGCCAGCGTGCCTGTGCCGGCCGTTTCCGTGTAAGTGACGCTATCGAGCGCCAGCCCACCACCAGCGCCGCCCGTATAGCCGCCGCCTGTCGAAAGCTGCGTGATGTCAGCCAAGACCGTATGAGTGGCAACGTTCGGCGCCGTGTTCGTGAACGCGACCTTCAGCGTGGCCGTGGAAAGGTTGTGAACGCCCTTGCCGAGCTGTTCCTTGAAATCCTGGTAGAACGTCAGCGTTGAAGCGGGCATTAGTTCACCTGTACCGTGTAGGTTTTACCGTTGGGGCCGGTAATCGTCTTGGCTCGGCCGTTCGACTCCATCAGGGCGCTGATCGCCTGCATCATGCGGTCCATGCTCTGCGAGACGGTGTTCGCGCGCTCGTCCTCGCGGCTGACGACGCCACCACCCTCAGGCTTTTCCTGCAGGCCCATCTTGATCAGTTCGAGTTCGCGCTGCTGCGCCATCTTCTCGCGCTCAAGCTGCTGCTGCTTTTCGAATTTGGTGAAGTCGTACTGGAGCTTTTGCGACTCCAGCATGCCGTTCTTCTCAAGCTCAGCCTGCTTAACCTGGATGTCGGCCTGCATCTGGGCCGCCTCCTTCTGCTGCGAGGCCTGGATCTTCTTGTCCTCGATCGCCATCTGCATCTGCATCTCTGGCGGGGGCTGCCCGGCGGCCTGCTCGGCCTGCTGGATGGCACCCTCGATATCTTCCTTGTTGACCGGCGGGTAGAACTGCTCGGGCGATTTCAGCCCAGCGCTCTCGGCGATCTTCATCAGTGTGTTGTGCACGAATGGCAGCAGTTCAACGGCCTTGCGGGTCATCCCCGCGCCTGCGTAGCGGTCCATTAGGCCCATCTGGTTCGCAAGCACGCCATTCAGCATCGCCATGTCACGGTCACGCGAGCCAGTACCGAGGCCGACATTGATCGTCACGTCCATGTCGGCGTTCCAGGGGCGAGGATCAACCTCCACCCACTCGTCGCCGGTCATGCGGACCATCATCGGCCGGTCCTGATGCTTGATCAGGAGGCGGAGAATGCCGCGGAATACCTTGCGCCAGCCAAGCTCCGCCATGTTGCGGGCGATCAGCTCGATCTTGGAATAGGCTGCGTCCTGCGCGTTCTGGTTTGCCGTCGCCGTCTGGTTCTGCAGCGCATCAGGGTCCAGCGCCATCGTCTGACGCGAAACGCCCGTGCGGCGGGTGATAACCTCGTCCTGGTAGGCAATGGCCTCGAACGCGTAGTTGGCGACGAAAGGCGTAGCGTGCGGGATGATCGGCTGCGAACCCGGCTTCTTTAGAATGATGCCGCCAAACGTCGGGTTGGTCAGCTCGTCCGGGTTCAGGACAGCGCCGTCATCGACTTCCTTCTGCGGCAGGTTGGTCGCATAGATGTTGTCAAGCGCCTGGCGAAGCAGCACGGTCTTGACGCGCTGCACGTCCATGGTCTGGTCAGCAACCGAGCGGGCGTCCCACCGATGCGGGACAGGGTCGCAAGGGATATCGTAGAAGATCGGCTCGTCTTCCCAAACCTCCCACTCGAGAAGAACGCCGCCGTCTTTGTTGCCACCGTAAAAAGCATGAACGGTTTCGGCCAGGCCATCACCGTCCACGTCAACCTTGAACTGACATTCGTAGAGGTCGACCAGCTCGGTCGCGTTGTCTGCTGCGCTGGCCTCACCATCCATCGTATTGTCGCCGCGCGAAGCCTGTTCCGGCTCCAGCATTTCGGACGAGAGGGCGAGAGACCCTACTTTGTCGCGGTCAAAGCCCATCTCCACGAGGTCAGAGCGGGTCAACTGCTTGCGGTGGGCGAGGAAGCGAGCATCATCAATCGTCGTCGCATCCGGGTCGATATAGAAGTCTTCGCCCGGGATTACCTCAACCTTGGCGCAGCCATAGCTCTTGACGCGGCTGATTTTGATGTCGTGCGTTCCGTCTTCGTTCTCGGTATGCGTCTGGACCTCTACGCCTTCATCTTGGATGAGAGCGGCCAGCTGATCGACAGAGAGGCCGGTATGCGTCGTGACCTCGCTCTTCTCGCTCGCGTCCCACCAGGCCTTGACTATGCCGTTGCCGGTCATCAGGCCATCGTGCGTGGCGTTGTAGAGAATGCGGTAGCCGTCGTTCTTCTTCCAGAACACGTAGTTCAGCGCGTCGGTCGCCTGTTTGGCGCTCTGGATATCCTCTGGCCCGACCGGCTCAGCTTCCGCTGTCTTGTCGGACGCCGTGAACACGCGCAGAATGCCCGGCAGCATCCAGCCCATCGTGTCGGCGAGATCCAAGCTCACGACAGACGAGCGGCCAGCCTCTGGCGGCGTATCGGTCATCTCGCCGTTGAAGTATTCCAGCGCTCGCGTGCGCTTCTTCGACAGCTCGGAGCGGTCACTGCCATTCGCCAGACGGATTTCCCGCGCTAC